GATTGACTATTAAAAGTTTCAGTAGCAACTGTACTAGTTACTGCTCTGTAATAAGAATTTCCATATTGCACAATCTGTCCGGCTGTATAAGATTGTCTCGGAGTCCAAGTTACAAAACTTTCTGAAATTCCTCCGACATTGACTGTGATGCCTGATTCTAAATAATTAAAATAATTAAAATATGGTTGTGTTTTACTATAACCTTTAATTTCAAAACCGGTTGATAATTTTGTAATAATCACACCACTATAGGTTATTTTTTGAACAGGGCTAGAACTATTTAAAAATATGTTATAACTTTCTGGAGGAATAAAAACACTACCGGTAGCCAATGGGGTTTTACTTTCTAATAGTAAATTAAATTGTGGCTGGTTAGTAAATGCTCCAACTCTATAACTTAATTGAGGAGTTAAATTAGCTAAATTTGCAACATATAAATTATATGAATCTTGATTATTACTAAAAATAATATTTGAAATAAGATCAACTACATAATTGATTAGTCCAGCTGTTTGTACTCTAGATTTACTAGAATATAAATTAGGAATTTTTACATCAGCTGGTCGAATACGTAGCCCGGTGTCTTTATAAATTAATTGTCCGGCAATATTTCTTTCAATTCTAAATCGATCTAACAAAATTCCAAAAGTTTTAGCAGGAGTTAACAACAAAGAAGATACTAACACACTAAATGGATAATAGCTACTGCGTCTCCATGCTGATTCAACTGGTCCCACATCTCCAAATACAAAGACACTATTTGTATTTTGTAATAATGGTCCGCTGGCCAATCCGCTAGTTGCAGGACTTACTAAGTTTCCAGATTCGTCAACTGGTAAATGATTTATTAAGAAAGGTCTTGCAAATTTAGATAATTTAATAACAGGCATCCCAGGTTCTTTAACAAGTCCTGCAGAGATATCTTGCCACATAGGTAAATTATCACTAGTATAAGGTGCTGGACCATACACACTAACCCACCAATTGGGTTGCTGACTAAATCCTAACATTTCCCATGGGCAAAGATTAGGACGATCGGTATCTAGCATCCAGCGATATACACCTCTCCAAAATCCCGGAACAGGGTTACCGTCCGGTGATGTATCAAAAGAATAGTTATAAGTGAATAGATTAGCAACATCAAAATTTACAGGTTGAGTAAAATCTACGCCTACTAATCCAACCCAAGAATAGAATGAAGGAGAAAGTACCTCGTTAAATTCGCTTAGGGTGTAAGGAGTAGTTCGGTTATATCCTGGAATTATATCTGCGACATCAAAAATTGTAGAATCGTATTTTACTTTAATATTATTAAAAATTCGTGTTTCTAATTCTAATAATACTGCATCTCTATAGTCGCCATATGCTAACACAATGCTACCGTCGTGCCCTTGTATTACGTTTTGCGGAGATGCTAGTGTTGTATCTAAATAAATTTTAGGAACAAATGCAGGCCAAATTCCTAATTTAGTAGGAGTTGGCGGAACAAAACTTCCATCTGTATTATCATATTCTACTGTAGTAATTGTATCACCGTTAGTCAACACAACAATATCTGTAATGACAATAAATCCTTGACTATTAAATGTATAGTCTTGTCCGTATATTAACTGAGTTTTTATAGCATTAGTTGTATGATAAACACCGACCGCCTGATTGCTAAGTTTATCCAACGTAAAAACACTAGTTAAAGGATAAGTTTTTATTCTATAATCTACAACTGTAAGATGTGTAGTAATACTTGCACCGTATGGCACCATATCACTAAAATAATAAGGAGCAGTATTTGGTTTGTTACCGTTAATAGATTGCATTACTAATTCAACCATAGTAACTGGATCTGTATCTACTCCTAAATTACTAGCTGCCGCAATAAAATTACGTTTAAAACTATTATAATCATCCCTTGCTGTTTCAATAGCTTTAATAATATTATTAGATTCGGATGTAATATGATATAAACTTAAACTTAAAGGTCCGCTATGTTGTACAAATTTTGTTCCGTATTGTGTTACATTTCCTAAATCTCTTAAATTATCATCTCCCGGGAACACTCCAACAAATCCCGTTGGGAGGTTGTCAATAATACTAACAACATGGTCAGTAACTTCTCCCAATGTAAATGTATCAATAATATCATTTAATGGATTATTTTGAAGATTCAACGGTATTTCATAATAGCCGTTACTGTTAATTGCTTGCGAACTAAATGCTCTTATTGTTAATACATCTGTTGTAGTAATTGGCGTATTCAACACTAATTGTTTGTATTGAGGCGTATCGACTATTGTCCATTCTGAAGGACTAACTCTAAAACTATTAATATAAACTTTAACTACAAGATCTGATAAGTTTTTTATGTCATCAAAGATGTCAATGTTAAAATTATTTGTTTGTTCAGCACCTTCATAGATACGCACAGCGGCTTGTACTGTTGGTGTGGTACATGTTTGCCAGCCGTTTACATAACTAGAAACTCCTGCAAAATTAGTTTTTAATAAAAATCCGGTATCAATACCTGTTGTGATAGTAGTCGAATTGTCTTTATAATTGAATGTATCTATTGCAAGATTAAAATTAAAAACAATATCTCCAATATTTGCAACATTTAAGTAGCTTAATGGAAATCCTAAAACTGAATCACTTGGGCCTGATCCTACTTGATAAGAAAACAGTTTAGTTCCTGTAAACGTAGAACCTGGATAAGTGGAAACATCACTAAAACTTATTTCATTATTGTCAAATATATCAAATAACGGTGGTTGGTTTGAAGTTGTTTTTTGTTGTCCTTCAACCCATGCTGTACCATTATACCAATACATCTGGCTTTGACCTTTAACTCCTTGTAATACTAGTACTGATTGATTCAATTCTGGAGTTGCTACTTGAGTTAACTGTATTTGATTGCGACCTTGAATGTTTACAAAACTTACTTGATATATATTTCCTCGCACTAAAGGATCGGCATTTGCATTTGTAAACAATATGCGTTGCCCATCGGCTAATGAAATACCATCAATCGTATATCCTAACGACCCTTCAATTACATTAAAGACATCAGTTGTGTATGTATCAACTAAATCCACATCTGCTATTGATATCGTTCCTGTATTAAATAATTTTAAACCAGCTTCAAATTCAATAATAGGTCTGTTAGCTCTTGCTGTTTGATCTAATGAAGGAACATCTGTATTATAATTTGCACTAGCTATAATAACATCTTTATGAAACCAACGATTGATCCTAGACCAAGGATTATGATCAGTACTTGCACGATTAATTACTATATAATCTTTAACATTTGCATAGCCTGTTGAATCATCAAAGGGCAACGAAGCAAATGGTGCAGAATCAAATTCGACTGATAAATTGGAAGTATAAGGACTCAATATCTCTAGTAATTTTTCAGAAACTAATTTAATTGCAACGCCAACTCCTTCAACATAATAGCTACCAATAGCATATTGCGATGGAGCTACATTTCCACCAAAATTTACTTTCATCCCGTTACTTAATGCAGTTCCGTCTGAAAGGGTGTATGTTTGTTTTCCAATAATTTCTTTATCTACGTCAAGAAATGTATTATCTACAATGTCAAAAATTTCAATGGCGCCGCCTAAATTAATATCAGTTTCGCTTTGATAAAATATTAAACTAGGAGCATTAAGCGGTACTGTAAATGTTATTGTTCCTAACTCTACGCTATGATCACTAACTCCTTCTTTATATAGATACCCTTGTTCTATACTACGTTCAGTCATAAAACTAAAAGGATTACCCGGGCTTACAATATTAAAATTGTAAGTTTGACCTCTATATAATTTTAATACAGGATTTAAAGTTAGTCCGTCAGGTGTAAACAAATATTCATTTGTATTACCTTCAGCCTGTATTGCAACATTGTAAGTACTATTCGTACCTAGTTGCTGACCGTAAATTGTAATAGTGTCAGGGCCGTATGGTAACCAATAGTAATCTTGAAAGTTTACAAATTTGTCCCAATCGATATGAGGATCCCAACTATAGAATTCTTGATTGTTTAATCTGTTATGATTTTTTGTGTTGGCTCCAAACACTCCTAACTGATTGATATAGTCAATATAATCTTTAAAGAATGTAACATTGCCTAACGCATCTGTTACTGTAAATCCTGGCTCTAATTGATAATTCTGTCTAGTATTATCTGCCGCAGTAACATAAACATCTTTACCAGTTGCGGCTTTTGCATTTTTACGACCAATAAATCCACTAGTTTTTGTTATTGTACCAGGTTGATATAACTGATCAATCGTCGATTGCAAAAACTTTTTATTTGCAATAGTCTGATAAAAATCAGGAAGAAAATTAACACCTAGACCAGTGCCGGTTGGAATATTACTATTGGCCATTAACTATTTGCCCCATAATTTGCACTTGTTATTTGTTGAAGATTTGCTGTTGAAGATAATGCAGTACCTGTAACTGTCTTAAGGTTACTTGGAGTTAGTCCAGATACTACTTGGATATTGCTAAATGTAGCACAGCTTAAGAAAATACTATCACTTGCACATGTTATTTCAAATAAACTTCCAAAATACTGACCAGATTGTGTTGGAACTATAACGAAACTAATAATATCCGGTGCTAATTGTTGCATTACATAAGTCGATAATTCAGTAAAATAGAATGTATCTCCAAAATTCCAATTTTCTAAAGCAAAGAATTGATTGATAGCTGTTAGAATACGTGCAGTAACATTGGCATTAGATACTGCCGAACTAGGATTAATAATAACTTCAAACACAGCTTGAAGACCTGGATCAGCTGCCGCTCCGAACAGTAATGTATAATTTACTGGATGATAGATTATTTCGTCTGAGATTGATTTAATTATGTTAAGATTTGGTGCTAATAAATTATTCAACTCATCCTGACTTGGGGGCAATGGTTCAGTGCCTGTCGTTCCGCCATCCACCCATTGTCTAAATGCAGTATCGTAACTCTTAGTTAAGATATAAACATCTATAATATTACTTGCGCCTGGGTCAATTCTTGAATTATAATCTGCACTATGAGTATATTGAAATTTTAATCCGTCGCGGCCGACATAAACTTTATAGTCTAATGTTGGATTTAATATTCCGCTTGCCACGGTATACTGAACTACTATTTGTGTATCTATAAAATAAAAATACTGTCCGTCAGTCCATTGTGATAACGGATAAGCCAAACTTTGTGAAGCTAAAATTGTAACTGGTCCAGCTCCGCCAATCGCAGGATCATTATAGACATATTTGTAATCTTCTTGTCCTTGAGAAATAGAATACTTTTTCTGTACAATATAAGATGTTGGTAATGAAGGGTCAACAATATCTATGAATCCCTGAGGGTTGTCAACACTACCATTGTTTAATGGATCTGCAAAAGTAATTATAACTTTTTTAGGATCAATGTATCCGTCTTGTCCAAAATATTCATTTACAACTTGCCATGAGTAATCAGTTGTGAATGCAGATGTCGATAATGGCTGTGTATTAATGCTTAGTACTTTAATGATATCTGAAATTGTTGAACTTGATACTATATCGTAAATTTTTACACTATCGTCAAAGTAAAATGAAACTTCTGCATCACTTTCAAAAACATATCTTAAAGATCGCTGTGTAATTGTATAAGTTTGATTATCTGTTGTAAACAATAAAAACCAGCTAGCATCTAATTGTGTACTAGAAACATCTCCTTGATTTGTTAGACTAAAAGAACCTGTAGTATTAAGATTATTTTCAAATATAATTTGCCATGTCTGGGTTGGGCTGTCATATCTCAAACCAAAAGATTGATTATTAAAAATTAAATCAATTATTTGTGTTTGTACGCTCGAGGTTAATGCTGTTGAAAATGCTGGAATAATTTGTGTTAGTAACGGAGTGGCTGTTATTGCTCCTAAACTATTAAACAAAGTACTTACAGGTTTACTTAATGTAATTGGACCTTGACCATTAGACAGCGTAGCGGTTGTTCCGTCACCTGACACAGATTCAACTGTCGCCCACAAATAAGTAATACCCCCTGATGGCAAAACTCCCGAAGCAGGTATAGCAGTTAGTATATTTTTTTGCAAGGTATTAAAATAATATCCGGTCGGTGCTGTAAACTTAATCAAAGCCCCTACTCCAAGATACAGTAACGCATTTGATGTATTATTGTATCCAACTGCTAACGGCGTTTGGTCAATTGCACCAACATATCCAGTAGAACTGTTGTTATCAATAGTTTTAGAATACCAATTAGCACTAACACTCTTTGAAATAAAGTTAATAAAATTGCTATAAAAGAAATTTCTAATGTTAGGATCTTCTAATATTGGAAGAATTTTATTATCAATAACTCCTTGAATATCTGTTTGTGTTACATAGGTAAATGTTGTTCCAGTATTGAATAATTGTTGATATAGTATACCATCATCAGCAAATAAATTTGTTGATGAATATTTTCCGGTTGGGTCTGTCAGGTCAAAATATCGACTAATTCCGCTTGATGTTCTATTAATAGCTTTAACTTTTGCCACTTGTAAACTTGCACTCAACGGACTAATATTATAATCTTCTCCTGTGATCATACGATTTTGTGTGTAGTATGTTTGAGGAGCATTTTGTTTTATGCTTGCATTGGATTCAGTTGTGGTTGCATTAATTACTGACGTTTTTAAAGATAATGTCAATGTTATAACTTCTGGTGCATTATTAGCAGAGATATAAGGAACAGAAATTGAAACGTTATTAATATCCGTCGAGTTAATAACGTAAGACAATCCGTTACTAATTCTGTAGTATACTCTAAAAGTACCAAGAGGCATCTGACCAAATATACCGTCTGCAAAATTTAATATAATAGAATCGTTAGTTTGTGTTGTAACACTATAAATTGTTGTCACATTTTGATTCAAACTGTTGTATATAATATTATTACCGGTAAGTGCTGGAATCTTTGTCCACAAAACACTTTCATTTCCGTTAGAATCTAATTGCCATAACCAAACATCTGTATTGTTTATATTAGGTGTGTCAATGTTAATTTGCATGTTAGTACTTGGAGTAGTAACTGTAAATGTTGCATTGTTCAATGTACCTTGCGTGAATCGAAAGAAAAAACCTGTGCCTGGACTACCGGCGCCGTACCCGTCATCAGTGTAAACACATGCTACTTGATTTCCAATTTTTGGAGTTTCTTCGTATATGTACGTCTGTGCATTAAAAGTTGTACTAGTAATATCAAAGTCCATCGATCTGCCAGCTACCGAAGAACTAAAAGAATACACAGGAAGATTTGCGGCTACAGCATTAAATCGATATTGTGCTGTTGGGATATTGTAAATTGTTGCACTATCGGATGGATTTCCAAATTGTTGATTTTGTGGAAGTGCCGCGTTGATAATTCTAATAAATTGATCATACCAATTAGTATTACTAGGATCGTTCCATGCAATAACTTGTCCTGACAAATCTCTTGAATTAGAATCTAAAACATTTTCAGTTGTAGAAACCGTGGCAACTTTTAACAATCCGCTAGCACTAACACATCTACTAGGAACATAACTAACAAGTTGTGCCAGGTTGATAAGACTACTACGACGTTCTGCCGTTTCAATAAAATTTTCACGAGCATTTAGATCTACACGAAATGCAATACTTTGTCCTACAAAAGCAATCAGGTCAATAAGAGCTAGATACTCACTAGATTCAATATAATCATTAAAATCTTCAGGAAAATTTGTACGGATATAATCAATCATTGTACGGCGTAGATTATCAAAATCGTAGCTTTGGAAATTTGCATTGCTAAAAGTTTGATATATCTTTTGCCAATCTTCTGCTAGTAGTAGATTATTTTGTCTAGTAGTTGAACTCATGATTTATCCTAATATTAATATTTATCGAACAAAATTATATGCGTATTTTATTAGATATTTGATACTAGACCGTTGTTTTGATCGAATTTTAATTGCAGATTTTCACTAAGATTGTACGCTGAATATGTCAATCTAAACTCAATTTGTAGTCCTGTATCATACTGAGATATGATTACATTGGTTGCCTGAACCCTAGGATCTGCATTTACGATTGCATTGACATTCTGCAATAATAGTTCCTTTATGTTTTCTGTCAAAGGTTCAAACAACAAGTCCCATATTATACAACCGTAAGCTGGATTCATGAGTCTTTCGCCCTGACGTACATAAAAACTGTTTAGCAAGTCTTGTTTGATTAGTTCAAAATCATACAATGCAAAATTTTTACTATTTGTATTAACTGTGCTGAATCCTCTGTACAAACGAGAAGTTGGCTTGTTATTAATGTTCGATTTTGTTGTAAGATTTGTTTTTGTGTATAAACTGTTTGCCATGTTAGGTCTCCGTTACTTTGCAGATTGGTTTGAACTTGGTGGAATAAAGTTAAACGTGTCTGTTGCTGTAGTATACTTTAAATAAAAATCTGGTGCTGTAGTTTTTCCATTACTAAATGTTATTGGCGAAGTCGATGTTATATCTGTCTGCGAAGCTGCCATCGATTTTGGATCTAAATTTTCGTGCTGAGGCCAAGGTTCATGATTAGGAATACGCTTCATAATACTCACTATTTGACTACCGTTAGTGTCGTAAATATTATTAAATGTTGGCAAAGGTTTAGGAGCAGTTGTTAATGCCTTTGATGCAACTCCTGCACCGTTTATACCAAGGACACTTGATGCAGTTATTATTAAATTGTTACTGCTGTTTAAATTTGTATTAACACTAGTTAAATTTACTGATGTACTTGCACTAACATTAAAATCTTTAACTACATTAATATAATCGCCTGTTACTTTTACTTTATAATTTCCGTTAACAATAAAATTAAAGTCGCCGCCTGATTCTAATTGTGTTTGTGTCGTAGATTTCATATTAATACTACGTCCAGCTTCCATATTAATATCTCGGTCAGCATAAAAATTCATATCTGCTTTTGTATGGATGCTGACACTGTCCGAAGCAAATATATCAATTTTTCCCATGCTAGACATTTCTATCCAACTAGTACCTGAGGCATTTCCAATGTAAATTAAATCTTCACTGTTATGCAATAATATCTGATGTCCGGTACGTGTACGAATTCTAACCATCTCGTTGTGAGGTAGAGTAGGATCTCCAGATTTATCGCCTGCTTGAAAACTTGCATAATCAGGAGGACCTTCGCTAGCATTCTTTTTTCTTCTAAATCCAGAATCGCCATCATCCATTACAAATGTTGTTCCGCCAAGTCTGCTGATTGGCTGGACTATTGGATTATTATTAAGGGAATCCAAGCCAACTTTGCCTGTTGGAGCACCTGGTGTTTTATCTACTGGGCCAGGAGTACTAATTCCAAATACAGTACTAGGTGCTTCTCTCCTTGCACCGCTAGTTGTAATTCCTCTGATATCGTCAAGATTTAATCCTTGATTTGTTAGTATTTGTGAAAAATATTTGTGAGTAGGTTTAGGAATTTGTGTTGCTGGTTTAGATGCATTAGCAGTATCCGTATTTGCAATTACTTTATTATATTCCGATGTAGGAGCCCTTAATGGTTGTCCGCTTGGAGTAGTTCCCTGCTCAACAGTAAATTCTGTTGAAGGCATTCCGGGAACCATAAAGTTACTTTCGGTATCAGGAACACATCCTATCCAAAATCCACGAGATGGATCGCCATTGATAAAAATTACAACTACTTGTGTCCCCACATCCGGTGGTACAAACCACATACCGTAACTTTTTTGTGTTCCGTCATAGTCATTATTATTACCAACAAAGTCAGCATTAGTTTGCCCTGCAAAAGGAAACATAGCTTTTACTTGGAATGATTGATTGTCAAATCTAGAGTCGCCTGCTTCTCTTAAGATTCGTACTTTAAGACCTCCCATGAATTTGCTGTCAAGATGACCTTCTACTATGGCTAGTCTAGGGACTTCGGGTGCTTTTTGTCCGCCTGAACCTTTAGCTGTATCTATTCTGGATATGGTACCTGTCATTATTAAACCTGCGGTATATCGCCACGATTATATGCGGCTGTGTATTCGGGAGTGCCGGGTGCCGGTTGAGCGGCAGCTGGAGATTGTTTGTCTGTACCAATAGCTTGTCCAGGTTTCAAGCCAGAACTTGAAGTTACTGAATTTGGCGGTGGCTGATTTGGTAATCTAATACCGTTGAGTACTTGTGTAAATTTGCCGTCTTTAAATGTACTCTTAACTGTAGTTAATTTATACAGTCCTTGCCATTGATATGCTGTCTTATTTGATGAGAAGTCATACAGTCCAGTTGACTGATTTATATCGTTAGGTGATTTAAAATTAACAATAAAAGAAACTTCTCCTCCTTGATAATTCATATCTCCGTCTGATGTTATATTAACCTGGCTACTGACGTTTGCTGTATAGTTGCCCATTCCAGAATTAGAAATATAGTAAGGGTCTCCCATAATTGTTATGTTAGCATTAGACATGTCGTAAGGAGTATTAATTACATCATGGTACCAAGCCGCGGCTTGTGCTGTTTGAGCGGCTCCGTATGTACCTCCTATCCTACCTAAAGATGTTTCAGTTCCTGTATAACGCAAAGTCTGAGCGGCATTTACATTGCCCTTGTTAACTTTTGCACCATTGTCGTTGACTTGAACTTCATCTTTTTTAGCATCCTTATTTGCTTCACTAGCAAAATCGTTTCTATTTTGTAAAAGTTCACTTTGTGTATTTTTAAACAAATCAGGAGCCATTCTCATAATGAATGCATTTTTAATTTCAATATTAAAATTTAAAATTTCCGTGTTTAATCCTGTGTAGATATAGTTGTAAACTTTTGCTACTTTTTTTCTAAGACTATCTAGACCAGGAGGAACTACGTTAGTTGCTAGACTCCATGCAACGTGCGATTTGTATTCGCAAACTCTGTATACAACAATCTTAGGTAGTCTTCCTTTTGATTTTATATTGTCATCAGAATTTATATGATAAACTTGTGTATCAACTCGCCACCATGTTCTAAATCCGTCGGCATCAACTGCACTACTTTTAAGATTATCAACCGCATATTTGCTAACAAATAACACTTTATTAATCATATCAATAATGCTAGTGCCTTGTGGAAATTCAAATTCAATCGATTTTGGATCTACAACCTGCGTAGATGCTTTGTTTACTTCTCCGGTATTAGGATCTACTATCGATTTTGCAAAAGGTTTATTGGCTGCTTTTATTGTCTCACCGTCAAACTCTGAAGATCCAATTTTATTTACAGTACTAGTATCTTGTTGTGCAATTGCCTGTTGCTGATCTGCTGTTTTTAATCCTATACTTTTTAAAAAACTTGCATCTGTACCTGATGTAATTTTACTTACTGTGGCAGATGATACATTGTATTTGCTGGAAGCATTTGGAGTTTGTGATCCAGATTTACCTGTTTGCAAAGTGGATGGAAAAACTATATAAATTCTTTCGGGTTGATCTGCACCACCGTCTTTCTTTAAATTATCATAGTACTTGTTCAAGGCAGCTTGCAAACTATGAGCACCGCTTTGCAAGGCTTCTTGTACAGTAAGGCCTGAAAAATTCACGTTTGTTTTAAGAGCAAGATATTCATCTTTTAAAGATTCTCCGTTGGCAACATAGCCTGCACAGTCATACGTTGCGCCAGCGGGAGTCATTTTCATATCAATTTTTGTAAATTTAAACGGAATATATTTTGAAGTAGATGGTATTGATGAAATTGCTCCGCCTTCCGTGTTTCCC